AGCGCAAGATGGTAAACCTCGCAGTTGATGAGACAAGCGGCGTAGACCACCCTGCCCATTTGCATGAAGGCTGGATTGTCTTCAAGAGTGCAGATGGTACTGGTGTGATTGATGCAATCACCGAAGAAGTTGATCCAAACACACAGGAAAATGAGGAAGTTGTGGAAGACACACAAACCGAAGAAGTAAACGAATCGGCAGTTGAACTTGAAAAAGCAGTTGCTCGTATCGCAGAACTTGAGCAAGCACTTGCTGTTGCTACTGAACCAGTAGTTGACGAGACAAGCGAAGATGCCCTTATGAAGTCTGCTCCAGCAGCAGTCGTTGCAATGCTTGAAAAGGCTCGCAAGGACGCTGACGCAGTTCGTGAAGAACTTGCTAAAGAGCGTACTGAAAAGCGTGACCGTGAGTTCATTGCAAAAGCAGCCGAATTCTCATTCCTTGCGATCAACGCAGACGAGTTTGGTCCTGCGCTTCGTCAGATCTCAGACATCAACCCAGAACTTGCTTTACAGATGGAAAAGGCTCTTGCCTCAGCCAATGCTCAAGCAGAATCCGCAGAGATCTTTGCTGAACTTGGTCACTCAAAGTCGGCTGGAAACACAAGTGCTTACAACAAAGTTGAGTCGCTTGCAAAGGCAGCACATGCCAAGGGCGAGTATGCAACTGTTGAACAAGCAGTCGTCGGTCTGATCTCTACAGATCCAGAGTTGTACGCACAATATCGTTCCGAGCGGAACGCCTAAGAAGGAGTAGTCAGATGGCTTACGAAATCAGTAATTATTCAGTCAAGATCAGCGTTGTCGCTGGTGGCGATCTGAGTGCCCAGCAATACAAGTTTGTTAAGTTGAACTCAAGCGGTGAAGCCGTTGTGTGTGCAGCGATCACAGACCGCCCGATTGGTGTTCTTCAGAATGATCCAACTTCAGGCAAGGTTGCACAAGTCCTCGTCAGCGGTGGCACCAAGGTTGTTCTTGGAGCAACAGTTGCCGCTGGAGCGTCAGTCGGGATCACTTCCGCTGGAGCAGGTAAAGCGGTAGTCGCTGGAACCGATGGAACCCAATACACCCTTGGTTATGCCCTCACAGGCGGAGCCTCTGGTGAAATCGTCACAGCAGTCATTTCTTGCGCCAACGCAAGCCGTGCCGTTTAGTTAGAAGGACAGAACAATGTCACAGCCAACCCAGTATTCAGTACACATTGATGCGATCCTGACTAACATCAGCGTTGCATACATGCAAATGCAAAACAACTTCGTAGCAACTCGGGTGTTCCCGATTGTTCCAGTTGACAAGCAGTCAAACAAGTTCTTCAAGTATACGAAGAACGACTGGTTCCGTGATGAGGCGCAAGTTCGTGCCGATGCCACAGAATCAGCAGGTGGCGGGTACAACCTGTCAACCGATAGTTACTCGGCAGCCGTTTGGGCTTTCCACAAGGACATCGGTGATCAGACTCGTGCGAACGCAGACATGCCGATCAACCTTGACCGTGAAGCAACCGAGTTTGTAACTGGTCGTATCCTTCTCCGTCAAGAAATTGACTGGCAGAGCAAGTTCTTCACCACAGGTGTATGGGGAACTGACATCTCAGGTGTTTCTTCCTCGCCATCTGCTGGAACTTCGGTTTACCAATGGAGCGATTACACGAATAGTGATCCTCTTGAGGACATTGAAGCAGGTAAAGAGGCAATCCTCGGTACCACAGGCTTCATGCCTAACACGCTTGTACTTGGTTACCAAGTATTCCGTAAGTTGAAGAACCACCCAGACCTTGTTGACCGTATCAAGTACACATCATCAGATGTGATCACGGAAGACATGATGGCTCGTATGTTTGGTGTTGAGCGTGTCCTTGTAACCAAGGGCGTGAAAGCAACCAACAAAGAAGGTGGCACATCAGCCTATGGCTTCATTCACGGTAAGGCAGCAATGCTTTGCTACAGCGCACCATCAGCAGGTTTGCTACAGCCTTCGGCTGGTTACACATTCGCATGGACAGGTGTCTCCAATGGTCTAGGCCAGTCAATCGGCACCAGTCGCTTCCGTATGGACAGCCTCAAGTCAGACCGCATTGAAGCAGAAGCCGCTTGGGACAACAAAGTTGTTGCCTCAGACCTCGGTTACTTCTTCAGCACAGTCGTCGCTTAATGGCTGAACTTCGCACAGTCCTTAGACCGATCCCTTCTTCAGACGGAATTCTGGAGACAGGGACGGTTGTGGATGTGTCATCATGGAGAACGACATCGCAGTTGATTAGGGCTGGTCGTTTGAGTGAAGAAGTTGTAAAGAGCAAAAAAATACTCAAGGTTGAAACAACCACCGCTGTGATCCCTCAGGACAAGTTTTAGGAGAACAAGATGTCAATCAGCAATTACGCAGAACTCAAACTTCTGGACACGCTTGGTAACACATCGTTCGCTGTAGCAACTGCTTACATCAAGATCCACCTGGGCGATCCAGGTGAAGACGGAACATCAAACGCCGCTTCTGAAACCACTCGCAAATTGGTTTCTTGGTCGGCTGCTTCTGCAGGCTCAAAGGCTTCGTCAGCAACTTTGACTTGGACAAGTGTGTCCGCAACAGAGACATACACTCATTGGTCAATGTGGGATGCCGCTACGGCTGGTAACTGCTTGTGGTCAGGTGCTCTGTCTGCTTCGGCTGCAGTCACCGCTGGCGACACATTCCAAATTACCTCGCTTACGCTGACCCTAGATTAAGGCGGAGCCGTAAATGGCTATCACCTTTCCTACTTCGTTAGATGCGCTGACAAATCCGACTTCTTCGGACACTCTCGCTTCCCCAGATCACGC